GCCCGGACGACCCGGAGGTATGGGCCAAGCTGGACGAAATGGTGGTGGACAGAGTTTTCCACTTCTCTGATGGCCTGGGGCTCCGAGTGAGCCGAACCTTTGTGGATGAGGGTGGCCACTTCACGCAGGAAGTCCGGCTACAATGCCTGGCCAGGTTCAGCAAAAATGTGTTCTGCATTAAGGGTATGCCCGGCCTGGATAAGCCATTTACGGCACCTCCCAAGAAGCAGAAGATCGTGGTGGGAGGTCGTGTCGTGGCGATGTGCTGGCAATATCAGCTGGGTGTAGATGCCGGAAAGTATTGCCACTTCCCCAAGAGGGACGACTACGGCTCCGGCTATTTCGCAGGCTTGCTCTCCGAGCGGCTGGAGTATGATGCCACCAAGCGCCAGCCCTGGATATGGAAGAAGATACCCGGCCATGAGCGCAACGAGGCCCTGGACTGCCGTAACTATGCTATGGCGGCCTTCAAGACCCTCCCGGCCAATCTGGATGAGATTGACCGAAAACTGAAAGCCCTTCGTGGACAGAGCCTCCCGGAAGGAGCGGCGCAACCGGCACCCCCTAAACGTCCCACCAAGAAGCGGCGGAGTAGCGGGGGTGTCCTGAACAAATATTACGATGCGTGGTGAGGTGAACAACATGGCAGACAAGACCGAAATCAAGGCCAGATTGGAGTTCCGCAAGGAGGCCTTGTCCAAATTGAGGAAAGCCTACTTGGCCCTTATCGATGGCGGCGTGAAGTCCTACATGATTGATGACCGTCAGCTGACCCGGTTTGACCTCCCCGATCTGAAAAGGGAGATCGATGCGGCGGAGGCCGAGGTGGACGAGCTGACGGCTCTGCTCAAGGGTAAGCGACCCAGGAGAGCGTTCGCCATCATCCCCAGGGACTGGTAACGCTCATTTCACAACATCAGGTATTCGCTCCCGAAAGGGGGCTTTACCCGGGCCGGGAGCGGCGGGGTTTGTAACTCCTTTCACCGCCGCCCTGGCCTGTTTTTATGCAGTTTGGAGGTAGGTAACATGAACCAGCCTAAAAATAGGGCCGCACACCCGCCTGGGCGATCTCCGAAGGCCAGCGGATACAGTGAGGCCGGAGGTAGCCTGACCCGCCGGGCGTTGAAGGGGTTTATCCCCAGGAGTGGAGCGCCTAACGAGGACATTGACTGGAACAACTACACCCTGCGACAGCGGGGGCGGATGCTATTCATGTCCGAGCCGCTGGCCACCTCTGCCATCAATACCAACCGCACAAAGGTCATCGGCGTTGGCTTGGCCCTGAAGGCCTCTGTTGACCTGGATGTGCTGGGCCTCTCCCCGGAAGCCGCCAAGGCGTGGCAGAAGAAAACCGAGGCAGAGTTCCGACTGTGGGCCGGGAAAAAGCAGAACTGCGATGCCATCGGCATGAACAACTTTGCATCCCTGCAGCAGTTGGCCTTGACCTCCTGGCTCATGTCCGGCGATGTATTCCCGGTGTTTAAGAGGTATGGCCCCACGCCTACCAATCCCTACTCCCTCCGCATCCATCTGGTGGAGGCTGACAGAGTGAGTACGCCGGAGCAGTACGGCTCCGGTGTCTCCTTCCCGGCCATGACGGAGGGCACGAACCCCAAGACCAGAAATCGCATCTTTGACGGCGTAGAGGTGGACGGCAGCGGCATGGTGGTGGCTTATCACATCTGCAACACCTACCCCTGGCAAATCACCGGGGAACCGAAGGAGTGGACGAGGGTTGAGGCCTACGGCAAGAAGACCGGCCTGCCCAACATCCTCCATGTGGTGAGCAGTGAACGGCCTGACCAGTATCGTGGCGTTACCTACCTTGCCCCAGTCATCGAGCAGTTGCTCCAGCTTCGCCGGTACACCGAGAGCGAACTGATGGCCGCCCTTGTCCAGTCGTTCTTTACGGCGTGGATCGTCACCAACACCGACAGCGGGGAGATCCCCTTCAACGAGGTCGGGGCTGGTGGCATTGCCGGTGTTCCCAGCGGCGACCCCAATGCGGATGACATTTCCCAGAACGAGAACGAATACGAACTCGGCCCTGGCACCGTCACCCACCTGGAGGACGGCGAGGATGTGAAATTCGGTAGCCCCAACATTCCCACGGCCGGCTTTGACAGCTTTGTAAAGACCTTCTGCAAACTGATCGGCGCCGGGCTGGGCCTCCCTTATGATGTCCTCGTCAAGGAGTACAATTCCAGCTACTCCTCCGCCAGGGCCGCCCTGCTGGATGCCTGGGAGGACTTCCGCATGAGGCGGAAGTGGTTTGTGGATGGCTTTTGCCAGCCGGTCTATGAGGTTTGGCTGGCCGAGGCTGTTGCCCGTGGCCGCATCAAGGCCCCGGGCTTTTTCTCTGACCCCCTTATTCGGGAGGCCTGGTGCGGCGCTCGATGGATTGGCCCTGTCCAGGGATCTCTCGACCCCCTCAAGGAGGTCAAGGCGGCGGTCATCCAAATCCAGAACGGCCTACGCACCCATGCCCAGGTCACCATGGAGACCGGCGGCGGCGACTGGGACGACAATGTGACCCAGCTGGCCGAGGAGAACAAACGGCTGGCCGAGGCCGGAGCAATCCCTACCCCCATCAATGTTGACCCTAACGAGCCGGATGAGCCGGACGAGCCCAAAGGAGGAGAATGATATGAGCATTCCGACCAAGGGCGGGAAGTCTCCCGCCGTCAGTATCAAGAAGCCGGTCTACGCTATGGCTACTACCGATGGCCAGAGTGCGGAGATCACCATGTATGGCGACATCTATGAGCAGCGCCCCACCGACTGGTTCGGCAACCCCATTGAGGGACAGTTCATCACCCTGTCGGAGTTCCTGGAAGACTTGAAGCAGATTTCCGGGTGCCGGGAGATTACTATCCGCATGAACAGTTATGGCGGTGATGCTTGCGTGAGCAATACCATTCATAACCGCCTCCGGGATTTGGCTAACAACGGCGCCAAGCTGACCTGTATCGTGGATGGTGTAGCCATGTCCGGCGGCTCCCTTATCATGTGTGCCTGCGATACCGTCAAGGTCAACCCTTCCAGCCTTGTGATGATCCATAAGTGCTGGTCGTCCCTGTGGGGCGGGTACAATGCCGATGAACTGCGTGACCTTGCTCGGCAAAACGATGCCTGGGACAAAATGCAGGTGGCGATCTACAAGCGCAAGACCGGCCTCTCTGATACCGTTCTCTCCCACATGATGTCTGATACGACCTACATGACCGGGAGAGAGGCGGTGGAAAAAGGTTTTGCTGATGAAGTGATTGAGGATGCCGAGCCTGTTTCCATCGCCGCCAGCGCAGATGGGCGCACTCTGTTTGTCCACGGACGGCAGATGCACCTCGCACCGGGGCAGTTTGCCCCGGACAGTATTCCCACGGTCACACCCGAGGCCTCGGCCACGGTTGAGACAAATAAAAATCTGCCGGTGCAAACCGGCGAACCCGAAGGAGGAAGCACCATGACCCTTAAGGAGTTCCGGGAACAGCACCCGGAAGCGGCCGCACAGCTGGAGGCCGAGGCCAGAGCCGCCGTACAGAACGCCGGCGACACCACCCCCGCCCCCACCACTCTTGTGGCCGAGCAGACCGACCCCGTGCAGGCGGAGCGCCAGCGTATCCAGGACATCGATGCCATCGCCGGGATGTTTGACACGGAGACCGTTGCCGAGGCGAAGTACGGCGAACACGCCTGCACCGCCCAGGAGATGGCCTACCGTGCCGCCCAGAAGGCCGCCAAGAGCGGCAGCAAGTTCCTGGCCGCCATGGAGGCGGATACCGCCGACAGCGGCGCTCAGGATGTTCCCGGCACCGATGGCGGCGGCAAGGAGGCCGACCCCGAAAGCCCTGAGGCGATGCTCGCCCAGGCAAAGGCCGATGTTGCGGCCTACAACGCTATGAAGGAGGGCAAGTAAAATGGATGATCGTGTCAAGAAGTCCGGCGAGTTCACCCCGGATAACCTCATCGCCAAGCTGTTTCCCCCTGCGGAGACCTTCGGTGTCACCATCCCTTCCGGCACCGGCAAGCTGGAGCGTGGCACCGTTCTGGGCCTGACCGCCGAGGGCAAGTATGTGGTACTCGGCACCGCCGAGACCACCGCCGAGGCCAACTGCGTGTTGGCTGACCCCGTGGATGCCACCGGCGCCGATGCCACCGGCGTGGCCTATCGCACCGGCCACCTCAACCGCAACGCCCTCATCGTGGCTGAGGGCTATGCCATCACCAAGACGGACATCGAGAACCTCCGCAAGGGCGGCATTCTCCTGTCCGACATGATGTAAGGAGGAAGTTTCTCATGGATATTTACAGCACTTACTACATGCTGGCGGCTGTGAGTGCGCTCCCGGTGGAGCACACCTTCTTCAAGCGCCGCTACTTTCCCACCAACGAGACCCTGGATGTCTTCAGCACCGCCAAGGTGCTGGCCGACTACAAGGAGGGTAGCCGCAAGGCCGCTCCCTTCGTTCTCCCCCGCATCGGCGGCGTGTCTGTTGCTCGTGAGGGCTTCAGCACCTACGAGCTGGAGCCGGGCAACATTTCCCTCTCCAAGCCTCTCACCGCCGACCACCTGAACAACCGGGGCTTCGGCGAGGCCCTGATGAGCGGCAAGACCCCTGCTGAGCGGGAGCGGATGTTCCTCATTGAGGACTTGGCCGACCTGTCCGCCCGCATTTCCCGCACCGAGGAGAAGCTGGCCATCGATACCATGATGGACAATGGCACCATCATGCGCCATCAGACCGAGGTGCCGGAGATCTATCAGGATGTTCCTGTCCAGTTCTATGATGGCGAGGACAACCCTGCCCTGTTCACCCCTTCCGCCAACTGGGTGCATAGCACCTATAAGGACGGCGTGGCTACTCCCGGCAACTGGTATCATCCTGGGTGATGCAGGTGCTGGACAACCGCCGGGTGGAGATGGGCCGCATCGACCCCAAGGAACTGACCGAGTATGTCACCAGCCTGGGCCTGTTCAACTTCCAGGGCCGCAAGGTGGAGATTTTGATCTCCGATGGCACCTTCGAGGATGCCAAGGGTAAGGACACCCCCTACATGGCGGACGGCTCTGTTATCGTCACCGCCCCCGGCTGCGGCCGTGGTCTGTATGGCGGCGTGACCCAGCTGGAGAACGACGGCCACTACCACACCTACCCCGGCACCCGTGTGCCTCAGCACATCTTCACCCTCCGGCCTCCCGTCAAGGAGACCCAGCTGACCGCCAAGCCCCTGCTGGCCCCTCAGCGCAAGTCCCCCTGGACTGCGGACAAGAAGGTTCT